CTCGAAAATTTCCCTTTACATTTACTTTACATTTCCCACACTCAAACTTTACACAAACTTTACACTTGACACTTTACACTCATAACCTACTAGACTTGACAGTAAATAAAATGTAAATTGACAGGCAATAAAAAAGACCCTTAATGCTAGGGTCTAATATACTATGTGCTTTAGTATTAATTCACTGAATATATTTTTTATTTGCTGATTCTCAAAGAATAAATTACCAAGTCTATAAGCATTGACTATATTAGCAAGATATCCATTATTACTAAACCTAGTAAGTATTGATTCTTCTGTATGATCATCAGGACTAAATGAAAATATAATAGGACATTTAGGGTCATAGTCATTTGATATATAAATATCAGAAGAATACATGTCTTTCCAAACACCATAATAAATATTATTAGATATTAAAGTAAAGAAGAATTTAGATTTAGGGTCTTTCTTTTTAACAAATGATTTATTATCTCTTAAGAATTTATTATCAATAGCATATTCAGAATATTTAGTACCTTCAATTATTCTTCCAAATTTAGATGCTTTTTTAACTTCTCTATAAGCAAGGTTTTTAATATATTCAATTAATATTAAACCTTCTTTAAAGGTTTTAATATTTTTATTACCATAAGGTAATGTAATATTAAAGTAAGTGAAGTAAGGGTTAGTAATTGAAATAGCATTTGCAAGGAAAAGAACTCTTACGTCACGTAACCTTGCAATTGATTCATAAAATTCAAGGAAATGTTCTACTTCATTTTTAAAGTAATGATAACTAGAACCTTGGTCAATTATAAATTCATCAAAGATTATAGTTTTTACCTTATCAAATTCTGCAGATTTTAAAATAAGAGCAGTTGATAAACTTAAAGCATATCCACATATTTTATCATCACAATAAAGTTTATCACCTGAAACTCTAAACTTATGATCAGGAAATTCTGCTTTTATCTTTTTAAAGAATTTAGCATCTTTTTCATCACCAACAGATTCACCAAGTTCAGTTTTATATCTTCTTAAATAAACAAACTGTTCGCCTGTTTTTAAGAATCTTCTGATGCAGAATTTTTTAGCACTATAAGTTTTACCTACACCACGTTCACCTATTATAAAATAATAAAGAGCATCATAGGTTAAAGTATTAGTTATATCATAATATATATTATTCAAAAATACACCTTCTTCCAAAATAAAAACTAAAGTATCATTGAAAGTTATAAAGCAGAGAATCACCACAAAAATTAACTTGAACCTTCTTCAGGTTGACTACCAAGTATAATTTACTTTAAATTAAACTATCAATTACTTTAGTTATAGTGTGATACTCTTTTTTATCAGTTTATATCACAATTAAATGTTATCACAAAAATTTTAAAATGTAAAGTAAATGTACATTTTTAAAAATTTTTTCAAAAAATGTTGCATTAATATTTTATAGGTGCTATGATGAAGATGCTAGAAGGGAGAATCACAAATGAAAAAGTTAAGAATATGGAGATTAATTTTTGCAAACATTCTTATTTTAGGACTTATGATCATATTACTATTAATAACACCTAATGATGCTTTAATTAATCAAGCAATAATAGGAACTTATGCAATATTAATATTACTTTTTAATGGTTATATTATAGATTAGAAAGGAGATAATAACTATTATGAATAAAATAAATAATTATAAAGATTTAATAGGTTTACATATAATAGAAATAAAACAAGATGAAGATTATTTTTATTTTATAACAAAAGATAATTATACAATTAGGACACCTTTATTTGTACCTTATTGTGCATGTTATGTTGGTGAATATATTGATGAAATAAGTATTAATGGTAAATGTACAGGAATAATAACAAATATTGAAAAAAATATAATAAATAATTCAGATGAAATAACAGATGATTATATTGTATATGAAGGAAATGTAACTTTTTATTTTGAAGAAGGTAAAATAAAATTTAAAGTACATGGTGAAGATAACGGTTATTATGGTGTATCATTTACTTTACCTGTAGAAATATTGGAGAAACTAAATGAATAAAAAACATAAAAATATAGAAGAATTTCAAAGTGTTTTAATATTAGGAGAAAAAATAAAAGAGTGGCAAAAACAATATATAGAATCTAACACATGGTTAAAGTATGCATGTGATAATAAAGAAGAAAATTATCCACCTAGATATTATATGAATTTAGGTGCTTTAGAATTAATAGATTATATTATTGAAAAATGCAAATTATAGGAGAACTAAAATGAGTAAAATTTATTTATTACTATACAGTAAGGAAACACACAAACAATTTTTTAAATATTTTGATACTATAAAAGAAAAAGATTATTTTAAAAATAAAGTAAAATATTCTGATAAAGTTTTTATAATTGAAGATTCTGAAGATTTAAACTATATTGGAAATGAAATTGAATATGATGAATAAAGGAGAATAAAATATGATTATATATAAAATGGTGGGTTGGTTTTTTCTAATATTTTTTATATTAGCTTTTATATTTACTTTTATAATGGCATGTTTAATAATTTCTTCTGAATCAGAAGAAAGAGAAAACATGAAAAAATAAAAATACTACTTATTAGTAGTATGAAAGTATTAAGTCAAAAAAGTCTATTTTTATATATTTAAATTTTTTATTATTTTTTTCATAAAATGTACTTCTATATTTTTAATTAGATCTAATTTTCCTAACAAATGACTTGATGCTTTCATAGTGCTAATAAGCACTAGAAAGGAGAAAATATGAAAGAATTGTGTTTTGACATATCAACTTGGCAAGGTGGTATTGATTATAGTTCAATTAGAAAAAGAGTAAATTATTGTATTATAAGAGCAGGTTTTTCTACTACTAAAGATAATCAATTTGAGAATCATTACAATAATTTACAAGGTCTTAATTTAGGGGCATATTGGTATTCTTATGCTACTACACCTGATGAAGCAAGACTTGAAGCAAGAACATTCTTAAAAGTAATTGAAGATAAGAAATTTACTTTACCTTTATATTTAGATTTAGAAGATCCTTCAATTAGTAATTTAGGAAGAAACACTTTAAATGAAATAGTAAAAGCATTTGGTGAAATAATTGAAAATGCAGGTTATTATTTTGGTGTATATACTAATCTTAATTGGTATAGAAACGTAATAAGTGGTTCTGAACTAAATAAAAAGTATGATTGGTGGATAGCATGTTGGTCTGATAATACACCAAGTAATGTTAATTATGGTATATGGCAGTTTACTTCAAATTATAATGATTTTGGAACTAGACTTGATGCTAATTATGTATTTAAAGATTATCCTAATATAATTAAAAATGCTGGACTTAATCATTTATCTGATGAACCTAAACCTACTAAAACTATTGATGAACTAGCACAGGAAGTACTTGAAGGTAAATGGGGAAATGGTGAAGAAAGAGTTAAAAGACTAACTGAAGCAGGATATGATTATAAAGCTGTACAAAATAGAGTAAATGAAATACTTTATGGAGAAACACCTATTTACTATACTATAGAGTGGGGTGATACCTTATCAGATATAGCAGTAAAATTTAATACAACAGTTACAAGATTATGTCAATTAAATAATATAACTAACCCTAATTTAATATATGCAGGGAATACAATTCGTGTTAAGTAAAAATGAAAATTACAATTGATATTAAAGAAAAAGACGGTAAAATTACTGCTACTGTCAATGAATTAAAAAAGAATAAAAACACTAAAGACAGTGAATTTAAAACTGCAATAAATGTATATAATGCAATATGTGAAAAATTAAAAGAAATGGAGAAATAATAAAATGAATAATGAATTAATGTTAAATAATAATAATTTAAATATCTATAGTAGTATTAAAGCAAATACTGTAGAAGAAAAGAAAAATGTTTATAATGCTTTAGAAAAATGTGACGTTTTACTAAATGATATAGTAGGTACTGAAATTAATGTGAAAGATTTTTACATTGAAGAAAGACATAAAGAAGAAGTAAATGAAGAAACAGGAGAAGTTAAGTCAGTAGTTAAATATAGAACTATTTTGTTTGATTTAGACGGTAAGACTTATGCTACAGGATCTTATGGTGTATATAATGCCTTAAGAAGAATATGTTTAGTTTATGGAGAACCTACTTGGACTGAAGGTGTTATGGTTAAAGTAGAGAAAAAACCTATTGGAAATGGTAAAACACAACTTACTTTAGTTTTAGTGTAGTAGTCATTACTACACTTTTATTTTAGAATAGAAAGGAAATAAGTATGAAAACAAGAAGAAATATTTATCATAATTTAGAAGAATCACCATATATTACTAAATTTAATAATTTTAGGTTTTGTTTTTCTTCAAAATTTTATCAAACTAAATTTGAAGAAGAACTACTTGAATATATTAAAGTTGAATCTGATAAATTAAAAAATAAGTTTAATATAAAAATGAATTTTACTGATATACTTGCTTTTAATTTATATAGAAAAATTGAAAAACGTGGTTGTTATTGTATTTATTCACAAAATGAATTTAATAGATTTATTATAAAAGATAAACTTAATTGTTTAGTTCAGATAAGTGAGTAATTATGATTAGATATAATCAAGAATTAATTAATAAAATTAATAAAACAGTTAGGAATTATAATGCAAAAATATCACGTTTACAAAAAGTAAACCCTTCACTAGCTTTACCTGAAAAAGTAAGTGCAAGATCTATTAAAAATATGAGTGATTCAAGAAAAGAATTAAATAGAACACTTAATAGTTTAAAAAGATTTTCTAAAAGGGGTGCAGAAGATACAATTATCTTACCTTCAGGAGAATTTATAAGTAATTATGAATTAAAAGAATTAAAAAGAGAATCTGCAAGACTTCAAAGAAATTTAACAAGAAGAATAAATGAACTTGCAGGAACTACACCAAAAATTGCAGGAATTAAGCAAGATTATACCTATGCAGAAATGGGAGATATGCGACTTAATAATATGATAGCAAAAAGAGATACTTTAAAAAATATGAGTAAAAATATTACTAAAAGTGGTAATTTAAAGAATTTTGTTAAATTATTACAAACTACAAGAAATAAACAAAATTATCAGATATCTATATTTAAAAATAATTATATTGATAGAATGCTTACTAATCAAGCATATTCAGTTGGATATGATTCAAACAGAATTAATGAAATAAAAGCAAAATTAAATAAATTATCTGATAAGGACTTTTTAAAATTTTTTGATGAAGAAAAAATAGTTCAAATGGTTAGAGATAAATACATTGATTCAACTAAACTTAAAGGGGAAACCTACTTCAGCTATGAAGAAGAAATGAGAGAAATATTTGATGAATTATATGAAAATATTGATGACTATTTGAAAGATTATTCTTCATATAATGCGTAGATTTACTGCAGATTTTGAAACAAACGTAAGTGAAGTTGACTGCAGGGTATGGGCATATTCAATATGTGAAATAGGAAATGTAGAAAATTTCATTTATGGAAATTCAATTGAAGATTTTATTAATTGGTGTGCTAATAAAAAAGAAAACTATACCCTGTATTTTCACAACTTAAAATTTGATTCAGAATATATAATCTCTTATTTACTTAATAATGGTTATGAAGTTATTAAAGACAAAAAAGAACGCAAGGATAAAACATTTACAACAGTTATTACTGATATGGGGCAATTTTATGCACTAGAAATATATTTTGAAGTTAAGAAACATAAAGTAAATAAAGTTACTATTTATGATTCACTAAAATTAATAAATAAGTCTGTAGATGATATAGCTAAAGATTTTGACTTACCTATAAGAAAACTTAATTTAGACTATAAAAGAATACGTCCTGAAGGTTATGAACTACAAGATTATGAAATTAAATATATACAAAATGACGTTAAAATAATGGCAATGGCACTTGAAATTTTATTTAAAGAAAATTTAAATAAAATGACTATAGGATCATGTGCTTTATCAAGTTATAGAAAAATGACTAAATATTTTAAAACTTATTTTCCTGAACTACCTTTTGAAATTGACAAAGATATAAGACAAAGTTATAAGGGTGGTTTTACTTACCTTAACCCTATTTATAAAGATTTAGTAGTGCATGACGTTATGGTACTTGACGTTAATAGTCTTTATCCTTCTGTTATGGCACAATTTAAATTACCACATGGTATGCCTATGCCTTTTAAAGGTGAATATAAAGAAGATAAATTTTATCCTTTATATGTACAACAGTTAAGTTGCACTTTTAAATTAAAAGAAGGTATGATCCCTACAATTCAGATAAAAAATAATTTAGCATTTTTACCAAATGAATATGTAGAATCAAGTAATGATGAAATACTTACTTTAACTTTAACTAATATAGACCTTGAATTATTTTTTAAACATTATGACGTAAATGTTATTGCATGGCATGGTGGATACAAATTTCAAGCAGTTAAAGGACTTTTTTCTAATTACATTGATTATTGGACTAATAACAAAATAAAAGCAAAGAAAGAAGGGAATAAAAGTTTATATCAGATAAGTAAATTAATGCTTAATTCACTTTATGGTAAAATGGCAACTAACCCTATTGTAAGAAGTAAATATCCTTACCTAGATGAAGAAGGAATTGTAAGATATGCACTTTATCCTGAAGAAATAAAGAAAAGTTTATATATACCTGTTGCAACTTTTATTACTTCTTATGCAAGAAGAAAAACAATTGAAACTTCACAAGCAATAAAAGATTATACTACTAAAAAATATAATAAAGATTATTATATTTATTCTGATACTGATTCAATTCACATGCTTAAATTACCTGAAGAAGAAATTAAACAATTTGTAGAAGTTGATAAATATGAACTAGGAAAATGGGATATTGAACATGATGATATTGAAACTGCTAAATTCTTAAGACAAAAATGTTATGTTGAAATTGATACTAAACATAATAAAAATGTAACAGTTGCAGGACTTCCTAAAAAACTTGCAGAATATGTTACAATTGATAATTTCAAAGAAGGTTTTTCTATTCTAAAAGAAGATACTGAAAAAGACCACAAACTTACATATAAACATGTTAAGGGTGGTGTTCTATTAGTTGACACAGACTTTTCAATTAAGTATAATAAAAATAAGAAAGGGTGTGTATAAAATGAATGATATAGTTACATTAATTGTAAATAATGGTATAGGTGTTGTAGTTGTTGCTTATCTTATTTACTTTCAAGCAACTACTATGAAAGAAATGAATAAGACACTTTCAGTTATGACTACAAGACTAGAAATGATGAATCAAGATATTGAAGAAATAAAAGGTAAACTTAAATAATGGCAGAACAAGTAAGACATATAGCACCTTTTATTAATGTTGTTTTCACAATAACTTCTCATTGGTGGTATGAAAGAGTAAACCCTGTTACAGGAGAAATTACTATTCACCGTGGACTAGATATAGCTACACCTTATAGTGAACCTGTGTATTCAATGCTTAAAGGATATGTACTTGAAAGGGGAACTGATTCATCACAAGGTAACTATTTAGTAATAGTATGTAATGATCAAGATTCACCTTATTATGGATATGCTACAAGATATATGCACCTTGCATCATTTAATGTATTTCAAGGTCAAGCAGTTGTAGTCGGTCAGCAAGTAGGTATGGAAGGAACTACAGGACAAAGTACAGGTATTCACTTACACGTTGAAATGCAAGACATATCAAGATTTAATTGGCAATGGCATTGGTCTTATGTAAAGTCAGATTATTTAGACCCTACTGTATTTATGGGTATTGATAATATAGATTATACTAGTTGGATATATGACGGTACACCTGTACCACCTACACCAACGAAGAAAAGAAAGAAATTTCCTTGGGTTTTATATGCTAGGAAATTTAGACAAAGAAATGTTAATAATATGTAAATTTACATATTATTGACATTTTTTTATTTTGTGCTTATAATGATAATAGAAAGGAGATATTGATATGATAAGTATTGATGAATTAAAAGTCTTAATTGACAAAATTAAAGAAGGACTTGATGAAACACAAAGTGCTTTAATATCTGAAGATTTATTATCTATTGTAAGTAATTACCAACTTGCTATTGATGAAATTGCTAAAGTATCTGAAGAACTTGATAAAATAAAAGCAGAAAATGAAGAACTATTAAAAGTAAATGGTAGATTATTTCAAAAGATAGGTTTTGATGAAGATATAAAAGATGAAAGTGCAGAATTAGGTTCTGAAGAAAAAGAAGAAGAAATTACTTTAGATGAAGTAATTGATGAGAAAGGAGAGTTGATTTAATTATGGCAAATTTACCAAAAGGGGCAAAGGTCTTTAACGTAATACGTGCTAATGCTAGTGAAGTATTTATGAATACTGTACCTTCTGCTACTAAAGATAATATTCAAACTATTAAGAACATTTTATTTAATGATTCTTACCAACCTATGTTAAATGAATTTGTATCAAATTTAATTAACAGAATAGGTTTAACTATAATAAGAAATAAAAGTTATAACAACCCTTTAGCATTATTCAAAAAAGGTTCAGTACCACTAGGAACTGATATCCAAGATATTTATGAAAACCCTGCAGTTGCAGAGCAATATGAATATTCTAATACTGCTATGGCAAAGTTATTAACTATAACAGATCCTGATACACATGTTGCTTATTATAGAAGAAATAGACAAGACTTATACACTAAAACTATTGCAAGAGAAGGACTTCAAGGTGCTTTTGCATCATGGGAAGAATTTGAAAACTATATTGCAGGAATAACTAATTCATTATATTCAGGAAACTATATTGATGAATTTAAATATACTAAACAATTAGTTGACGGTGCTTATGATAATAACAAAGTAATTCAAAAAGTAGTTACTAACCCTACTAATGAAGCAACTTCAAAAGCATTCTTAAAAGAAGTTAGAGCAACTTATGACATGATGACATTCCCTTCAAGTGATTATAATGCTTATTCTAAATTTAGTGGTGCTAAAGGTACTATTACTACATGGACTGATTCAGAAAGAATTTGCTTAATTGTTAGAGCAGACGTTATGGCAAATGTTGACGTTGAAGCACTTGCTAGTGCATTTAATATTGATAAAGCAAATTTCATAGGTAGAGTAATCAAAGTAGATAAATTTGAAAACCCTGAAATACTTGGTGTTGTATGTGATGAATCATGGTTACAAATTTATGATAATATATTCAGATTTGATGAGTTCTACAATGCTAGAACTATGAGTTGGAATGAATACTTACATGCTTGGGGAACTTATGCTATTTGTCCATTTGCAAATGCAGTAATGTTAGTAACAGGAGAATCTAAACCTGTAACTGCTATTGCAGGATCAGACCAAACTGTAGTTGAAGAAGCAACTAAGACTGTAACATTTACATTTACACCTGCAGATGCTACTTCACAAACAATTTTTGCATCATCTGATGAAACTGTATTTACTGTTGAAGCAGATGCAACTGATGCTAACAAATGTGTTATCACAGGTGTTGAAGCAGGAACTGCAGATTTAACTATAACTGCAGATAACGGTGTAAGTAAAACTGTTGAAGTTACTGTAACTGCTGAATAATTATAAGAAGTAGTTAAATTACTACTTCTTTTTAAATAGAAAGGAGAATTAAATGATAAATATAATACCACAAAGTGAAGTGATCTTATTAAAAACACCACTAGAAAAAGATAGCGAACACACTTTAAATTTTAATAATGTTGAATCACAAACTAATTATTTTCTATCAAGGGCAGTTCAAAGATTTACTGATTTTACCTATGTTAGAGATGATCAAACTATAGTTGTAGATAAACCTTATGATCAAATTTATACATGTAACTATCTTATGTATAGGAATAACGGTTTTAATAACAAGTACTTCTATGCTTTTATAACTAAAATGGAATTCGTTTCAGAGAATAGTACTCGTATATATTTTGAAATTGATTCTATGCAAACATGGTACTTTCAAATAAACTTTAATCAAGTATTTATTGAAAGAGAACATGTTGCAAATGATACTATTGGACTTCACACTATACCTGAAGGACTTGAAACAGGTGAATACATAACAACTACACCTCAAAGTTCTAATCATTTAGGAACTTTATGTTTAGCTATGGGTTTATCTAATAGTACAAATGGTTGGAATGTAAATAGTCAATATTCAGGTATAAACTATGTATTTTTTAAAACAGATAATGATCAATATGCTTTTACTGCTTTAAATAGATATAAAGATACAATTTTAAATAATGATGAAGCAATTGTATGTATATTTCCTGTACCTTTAAATATGATAAATGATTATATAAATTGGAATATGCCTATTGGTGATTCAGGTCTTAAATATGGTGTATTTACAACAGGTAATATAGACGGTGCATTTGCTTTAAATACATTTGGGGGTACATGGTTACCTAAACTAGGAACCTATACACCAAGAAATAATAAACTTTTATGTTATCCTTATAGATACTTATTATTAAGTAACAATAATGGTGGTAATAATACATATAAATTTGAAGATTTTTCAGGAAACCCTTCATTTAATGTATATGGTGTTTTAGTACCTTCATGTAGTTTTTTATGTGTACCTAATGATTATAAAGGTGCTACTTTAAACTATTCAGAAAGTTTAGTAGGTGCTAAATTACCTTTAGCATGTTGGACTTCAGACCTTTATACCAATTGGGCAACACAAAATGGAATCAATAAAGATTTTGCTAACATAGTAGGTGAAGGTGATGCACAAATTGCTAATTTAACAAGTATGACAGGAATAGGTAATGTTGGAATATTTGGATCTATGAAAGAAATATATTCACATTCACAAGTACCACCTGCTATGAAAGGTAATACTAATGGTGGTGACGTAAACTATTCACTAGGTAATTGTAATTATTTACTTTATACAATGTTTATTAAACCTGAATATGCTTCTATATTAGATGATTATTTTGATAAATACGGTTATAAAGTAAATAGAGTTGGTAATGTAAATTTAAATTCAAGAAGAAATTGGAATTATATTAAAACAATTGAATGTGATTTTACAGGAGATATACCACAAGAAGATTTACAAAAAATAAAGGATATGTTCAATAAAGGTATTACTTTTTGGCATAATGCAGATAATTATTTAAATTATTCTGCTAATAATGATATTGTATAAAGGAAGGTGAGAAAATGAAAAATGGTTATCGAAATGAAACAGAACTTGCTATGATGCTTAATAATGCAACTTATAATGATTATTATGATAGATTAAAACTAATAGCTATATCCTTATTTAATTGGGATAATATAGAAAAACATGCAGGGGTTGGTTCTAATAGATTTTTAGAGTTATGTTTATATGGTATGGGACGTGCATGTTTTGTAAAAGATCCTAAACTTGGTTTTTTATGTTTAAATGCTAACCCTTCTGATAAACTTAATGTTTATCAATTACCTGAAAAAGTACAAGCATGGTCTATTGGATATACTAAAGAATTTGAATTTGATGATATAGTATTTATAATGAATAATGAACTTATGAAACCTACTAGAAGTACAATTGAATTATTTGCTTATAGATTATATGAAACAGAAAGAACTATTGACGTAAACCTAAAAGCACAAAAAACACCTGTATTACTAGAAGGTGATAAGAAAACAATGCTTACTCTTAAAAATGCTTATATGCAATATGACGGTAATATACCATTTATATTTGGAAGTAAGTCATTTGAACTAGGTTCTAAAATTAATGCAGTTAAAACTGATGCACCTTATTTAATAGATAAACTAGAACTTCATAAACACGAAATATGGAATGAATGTCTTACTTTTTTAGGTATAGATAATGCTAATACTGATAAAAAAGAAAGACTTATTACTGATGAAGTAGAATCTAATAATGAAATAATTAAATACTATTTAAATTGTTTTTATAAAACTAGAAAAAAAGCATGTGATGAAATTAATGAAAAATTCTTAAAAGATTCAGAAGATAAAATTAAAATTTCTTTAAATAATGAGATATTAGATTTACTAAACCTTGAAGAAGATGATATAATTAATTATAGTAATGGTGGTGAAGAAAATGAGTAAATATACAATTACTATTAAAAACTTAATGAAAAATAATTTTGATTTTGGACTTCAAGATTATCCTATATTTGATGAAGAATATAGAGAAACATTAAATAATAATATACTTTACTACTATTATGAAGATGAAATAGGACTAGAAACTGCAGAATTATTTAAAATATATTTAAATAGAACTATGCAAAGAATAATGCCTTATTATAATAACTTATATCAATTACAAAAAGATTTAATTGAAAATGGTGCTTTAAATAATGTAAATTTAACAGAAACAAGTACAAGGAAAATAAAAAGTACAAGTGATTCAAATTCTAATTCTAAAGGAAAAGGACTTTATCAAGATACACCACAAGGTAAAATATCAATGACTGAATTTGATGACCAACACTATGCTACTAATCTTACATTAAATAATAATGAATCATCTGATACTACTAAAGGTAATTCTGATGAAGATTATATAAGAAAAATTACAGGTAATAACGGAAACCGTTATCCTGCAGAATTATTAATAGAAGTAAGAAAAAACCTTGCTAATATTGATAATTTAGTAATTGATGAATTAAAAGATTTATTCATGGGTATATATTAGAAAGGAAGTGATAACATGATAAATGAATATGATAGACCTGTAAAAGGTTATAAAACTGCAGAACAATATGATCACCCTGCTACAGTATTATATGATAATTTTGCACCTTCTGAACAAGTATTTGTTGAAACTGCAGTTGAAGAAATACCAAACGAAGAAGAAATTATTTCTGAACCTACTGAATCAGTAGAAGAAGTAGTAGAAGAAGTAACTACAGAAAGTGAGAGTGAAGAATAATGAAAAATGTTGAAAAAGTTGGTGGAACAGGTATTTTTACTAGATTTATCTATAAAGCACTACCACTAGCATTTGATGAATCATTAAGCTATTATGAATGTTTATGTGCTTTACTAGATTATTTACAAAATACTATAATGCCTACATTAAATAACAATGCAGATGCTATTGTAGAACTACAAGAACTATATAATGAACTAAAAGACTATGTTGATAATTATTTTAAAAATTTAGATATTCAAGAAGAAATTAATAATAAACTTGATGAAATGGCAGAATCAGGACAACTTGCTGATATAATTGCACAATACCTTGAAGTTGCTAGTGTACTAGGTTTTGATACTAAAGCAGATTTAAAAAGTGCAGAAAACTTGGTTGAAGGATCTATTACTAGAACAATAGGAACAGATTCTTACAATGACGGTAAAGGACACTTTTACAAAATAAGAACACTTACAAGTGGTGATATAGTAGATGATGATAATATACTTGCACTTACTAATTATCCTACTTTAATAGCAGAAAAAATACCTGATTATAGAATGAATCAAGCTGAATCAAATATTAATACAATAGAAGAAGAAATTACAGATATTAATAAAAAACCTTTTTATAATGTACTTATTAATGGTGGTGATCCTACAGGTGAAGTTGGTATTGAATCTATTTTATCTAATGCTTATAGTGAAGGTTATTATAAATTCTATTTTCCACAAAATGAAACAAAAAATGCTATTTATAAAATAAATGATAATGTTGACTTTACTAATTATGAAATAATGACTGATGAAGGTGTAATACTTTCTCTTAAAAATGCTTATTCAGTATATGGTGGTAAATATTTATCTAATGTTAAAATTTATTGTAGAGCAGAAGAACAATATTCTGAAATACCTAAAAATATAGGTGATTTATATAATAGTTGTAATTTAGGAATAGATTATAATAAATATAGAGTATCTAGTTATTCTAGTGTTGCAAATTGCCAATTAGTTATATATGATTATGCTGGAGATGGTAAATTTAAAACTAGAGATAATATTACTAATAATTATACTAATGACGGAATTTATTTTAAACTAACTAATAACCCTACTTTTAATGCTGTATGTGTACCTGTTACTGATTATGGAAACTGTGTTGAAACTAATGCTGATAATATAGGACAAACTATGCATGGTATTATTTGTAATACTAATACAGGACAAGGTTTTTATATTAGTTATAATGGAAATAATGTAAGTGCTTTTGATGAAAGCAAAACTTCAAGTCCTTGGACTGAATATAATTTACATAAACATAATAAACCTAATAATTATTATACTTTACCTATAACTTATAAAATGAAATATAATAAAGAAACTAATGTCTGTGATATATATGTTAATGAATCACTAGTAGGTTCTAAAAAATTAAATTTTGAACCTAATTATTTTGGTTGGGGTGTATCTACTAATAATCTTAAATTTACTAGACTTGTTAGATATTATCAAAAACATGTACCTATGAACTATAAACTTAACATATTAATTGCAGGTGATAGCAGATTCTATAGTGGTGGCAGACCTTATCAAGTTGAAAATATATTAAAAAATTCATTAAAATATACAGGAATAAATGATATTAATATTGATAATAAATCTGTGGCAGGTTATACTTTAAGTAATATAAATTCTTTAATTCAAGCACAAGATTCAAACGAATATGACATTGTAATTATTGAGGGTGGTATTAACAACTATGCAAGTTCAGCAGAATCAATAGCTAATACTACAGCAAGTATGATTCAATACTGTATTGATAATGGAATTATACCTATTCTTACAACATGTATGCCAACTGCTGTAAATGGATCTGATGCTTATTCAAATATTAGATCAGAAAAATATTACATGATATCAAATGCTATGAATATAGGTTATGGTACTGTAGGTAATATTAATACTAAAGGTATTTTAATTGATAATATGAATGGATCAGTTTTAAATGAATCAGCAAATGCTGTTAACCCTGATGGTGTTCATCCTTCATCTATTGGTATTATTGAAATTTGTAAAGGTATTACTAATGCAATATTAAGTTTACAATAGTATATTAGACCCTAGCTTTAAGGGTCTTTTTTATTGCCTGTCAATTTA